ACCAGAACCACCAAACCCGTATCGTGGTGCGTCTTAGTATTATAAATATATCAGTAAACTCTATTCTTTTTAGGAGAGAAATTAATGAAATCTTTAAAAACTTGGATACAGCAGTTAGATGAAGCAAGTGCAGAAGATACGACATTTTTTCATGAAGTAATATGTGCAATAGCTTGTCATGATGATTCATCTACTACTGGAGCGGGAAGTATCGAAAAAGGTGCCGATATATTACCATTTTTTACTAGTGGTGTTGTAGCAGCTATGGGCCCAAGTGAGACTGCTATAACGAATATAACAAAAGAAAAGTTCTATAAATTCATTGATAATACTACAAAAGAAGTGGCACCAAACGCACCACCATCTACAGAACTGAAAAGTGAACACGCGACTGAAGATCATTTTGTATCACTCAAAATGGCCGCGCGGAAGAAGGATGCAATCGCTGTCGCAAAAGCTGTAGTAGCAAGAATAGGTAAACCAACTACATCTAACCCCGTAGTTTATTGGACAGGTCCTACTAATGATGCAACATCTTATGGAGCAGCAGATATTGTATATAATGAACAAGGAATATCTCTAAAATATGGAGCTGGACAATTCAAAAACTTAACAGTTAATCAATTTGCAAGAGCGGCGTTAGGAAAAGGAGAAGAGACAGAATTACTTACAATGTTGCACGATGAAGTACCAGACAAATGGAATGTTATGACAGCAGCTTGGCTGCATTTGATACAAGAATCTTTGAAAAATTGGACAGTTTTTAGGTCGAAGACAAACACGGAAACGGGCATATCAAGAGAAGAAGCATTAGTAGAAGCTCAATCATTGTTCGCAGATTGGAAAAGGGGAGTTGCTGGAGATTGGGACAAATACCAAAAGAAGAGGATATCTTGGTCTGATGTTCAGGTATTTCATGATTTATTATTTGTTCCAAGAAAGAAAAAAGTTTACGATAAGGATGATAAAAAAGGTGATAAAGATAGAGTAAAACAATTTAGATATGTTTGTAGAAAAATACTTGATCAGGGCCCCGCTACAGTCAGGAAAAAATGGAAAGAAGTGCGAATGGGTAACTTTGATAATATATTTAAAACGTATTTTGACTCTCAAGATGCGACAATAAAGGCAAATTTAGCAACAGTATTTGAAAAACAAATTAGTGTTAGCGCAAAACCGATGATATATGCCGGAAAAGGTGGAACAGACATTAGACGCGTTCCTTCAAAGGAAGAATTTGATGCCGCTATTGGCAAAATTGCATTTTCTTATGAGGGAAAAATGACCAATTCGGGATATACTTTTATTTTGCTCGCACAACTGGACCCCGCAGATCCTGCAGAAAAAATTATGGAAATTACTATTTACTTTAGATGGAAAGGTGGAGGACAAATGTATGGAAATCCCGATACTTCATCTAAGTCTAAAATGTTCGTTACTGATTATACGGACGCATTTCCTGCAATAACAGGGTAACATAATGTTCGCATTCGCTTCATTCCTAACTGAACAAAAGAATCTCCACATGGAGCACCTTGAAGATGAGGTGTTGAATCATGGAGTAGAAGGAACAAGGGGAGCAATAAACTTCCTTCAGGGGCTAAGAGATATGTTAGCCGGAAACGCTGACGCATCCGTTAACGTAACCGTAAAATGGGACGGAGCACCAGCAGTATTCGCCGGCTATAATCCAGAGAATGATCGATTTTTCGTAGGAACAAAAGGAGTATTTGCCAAGAACGCGAAGATAAATTATAATGAAGCAGATATAAGTACAAATCATTCTGGAGGATTAGCATCAAAACTTAAAGTTGCATTCAATGAGTTATCCAAAGTAAACATAAAAGGTGTTTTACAGGGTGACATGATGTATACAGTAGATGATTTACAAACAGAAACTATTGACAACGAATCTTATATTACTTTTCAACCAAACACAATCGTTTATGCAGTACCTGTGAAGTCCAGATTGGCGGCTAAAATCCTGTCCTCTAATATGGGGATCGTGTGGCATACCACTTATAGTGGCGACACGATGGAGGACATGACCGCCTCTTTTGGTGTAAATTCAGGAGCATTTAGGGAAAGTAGTACGGTATGGCAAGCAGATGCTTCATTCCAAGATACATCTGGAAGTGCTACCATGACAAAGAAACAAACTGGAGATGTTACAGCAATATTAAAAAAAGCAGGAAGCTTATTCCAGAAATTAGATTCTAATGTTTTAGGAATGATCGCAAATGATGCCCAAACAAGTGAATTAGTAAAAGCATATACTAATAAGATGGTGAGAGCCGGAGAACCTATTAAAGATGTAAAGAGACATACGGCAGGATTGATTGCATTTGTATATGACAAGTTGAAAGCTGATATAGATAAAGTAAAAAGAGAAGAGACAAAGAAAAACAAAAAAGATGTGATGGACAGATATGTAGGGTTTCTTAGGAAGAATTCAAGTCAAATTGTTAAGATATTTGCAATGCAGAATTTACTTATTGAGGCAAAACTAATAATTATTCGTCAGTTGGAGAAGGTCAAGGGAATAAAAACATTGATGAAAACATCTACAGGATACAGAGTTACTGCTCCAGAAGGATTTGTTGCTATAGACACTCTCAAGGGTGGTGCAGTCAAACTAGTAGATAGAATGGAATTTTCAATGCAAAACTTTAACGCAGCAAAGAATTGGGACAAGTAATGAAAAAAACATTTCAAGAACTACAGGACGAAACTCTTATTGCTGACTTGGGAGAGGGGGGCAATATATGTGATATATCAATAGATAAATTACGTTCACCCACTATGAAAAAATTACATAAAGCTTCATGTCCAAGAAAAGAAAAAGATACAGCAATGCGTAGTGCCGGAAAACGTGCTGGACTAACACGTTCAGCTAGAGATAAGTTGTACAATAGTGTTGAAGTTGAAGAAGGATACCAAGAGATCCAGAATCTTGCCGATTTAATTCAATCAGAAACGGGCCGATTGGTTAAAGCAGCAAAAAAAGGTGATATGAAAACAGTATTGTCCATTTATAAAGCAATAGGTAAAATTATCAAATGAAAACAGCAGTATTTGTATTCGGGAGATTTAATCCCCCCACTATTGGACACGAAAAGTTACTAAATGCGTTGACTGCAACTGCGCAAAGAGAAGGTGGTAAAGCATTTGTATATACAAGTAGTACACAAGATGCAAAGAAAAATCCACTTTCCAAGAATCAAATTTTTCAATATTTGGCCAAGGCGTTTCCAAAACAGCGGAAAACTTTTCAAAGTAGGTCAACAGCAAAGAATCCACTTGAGGTTGCCGTTGAATTAAGTGGAAAATATGATAAATTAGTAATGGTTGTGGGTAGTGATAGAGTTTCAGACTTCAGTTCATTACTAAATACTTACAATGGGATAAAAGGAAAACATGGTTCTTATGAGTTTAAAGAAATTGATATAGTTAGTGCAGGTGAACGAGATCCAGACGCATCAGGCGCTGCAGGCATGTCTGCTTCCAAAATGAGAGAAGCAGCAGTTCAAGGTGATTTTAATTTATTTAGAACAGGAATACCATCAGCAATGAGTGATACACATGCAAAAAATATGATGAATGATGTACGTGTAGGATTGAAATTAGATGTTATACGTGAGGGAATGAAACGCCGAAGAGGATTACAAAAACCAGTTGAGATCAAGAATGGTGTTGGAAAAAGTAGAATATCAACAGAATTATCATGGCAAGGTTATGATACTATAAGTTTATCTGCCTGTGATGAAGCATTCGAATTATACGATGAACTTGTTAATAGTATTGGTCAAAGTACTTTTACTAAACCAGAATTAGCATATCTTAAAGAATCATTAATTTTGGTTGATAAGTGTCTCACTATTACACAAGTACCAAAAGAAACAATAAAAGAACAAGATGTACGAGATTATATGCAATGTTCTGGTAAAGCAATCAGATTATTGAAGAGTGTTGGAAAACGAACAGGAATACCTTTTAACTATTCGTTTTTGAATGATCTTCAGGTTCAAGTTGCAGAAGATATAAAACCTATAAAAACATTTACACAATTTTCAGGAGAAATGTATGGCATCCGATAGCCTATTAAATGTGATCGCCGGACTAGTTAAAAGAGATGGTGAGACAAAAAAAGAAGAAAAGAAACTCGCCAAAGAGAAAATGAAGGCCGAAAAAGTAAAGGTTGAAAAATTAAAAGCAGAAGCAGAAGAAGAACCGGAAGAAGATGAAGATGAAGCTCCTGTAGGCGATGAAGAAGAGCCGGAAACAGAACCAGAGGATGAACCACTTCCTCCCTCGCCAGAGGAAGAGCCTGAAGATGATGGAGTAGATCCAGCATTAGTTGACGCGGTTGTTCAAAAAGTCGTAGGACATCTTGAAAAAATAATGCAAAAAGTACAAGACAAATCGGATGCGGAAAAGTTTCGAAGTGGTGAAGCTAAAATGTCTGGTAAAAAAGAAAAAGTTAATACTAGGCCAAAATTAGAGCAAGTCAGAAAGGGTAAAATGAATTTTAGAGAAGCGATCCGAAGGTCTGTTACTGGTACTCACTTAACAGAAGGATTTGAAGAAGTTGTTC